GATCCTTTCTTGGTGCAAAATCTAGAACTGCAGATGCAAACTCTGTTTGATTCTTGCATGGCACTTTATCAACAGATGCTTGATCGAGGTGTGGCAAAGGAATGTGCAAGAAATGTGCTCCCATTATGCACGCCTACCAGAATCTACATGACGGGATCATGCAGGTCATGGATCCATTATATTACTCTGAGATCTGCACATGGTACACAGAAAGAACATATGCAAGTTGCAGAGGCATGTAAGAAAGTATTCATCGAACAGTTTCCCACTGTTGCTGAAGCACTTGAGTGGGTCTAAATACATCACATTGAAATAGTAACTATGGCAACATATCCTGTAATCCATAAAGAGACTGGTGAACAAAAAGATGTGAGCATGAGTGTTCACGACTGGCCTCAATGGTGCGAAGACAATCCTGACTGGCAGAGAGATTGGAGTGATCCATCTACTTGCCCAGGTTCTGGTGAAGTTGGTGATTGGAAGGATAAACTTCGTAAGAAGAATCCTGGATGGAATGAAGTTCTGTCCAAAGTCAAGAAAACCCCAGGTTCTAACATCCGTAAAGTATAAGTATGCCAGCAAGAAAAAGAAAAGGTGACTCTATCAGTGGTATTGGTAGCATGAGTTCACGAAAAATGAAGAGGAAGAAACCAATCAATTCTGATCTAATGGTTGATATCAAACCATTGACTGACAACCAGAAGAAGTTCTTTGACGAGTATAAAGCAGGTAAAAATCTTTTTGCATATGGTGCAGCAGGCACAGGCAAAACTTTTATCGCACTCTACCTCGCACTCAAAGAAGTTCTGGATCAATTCACACCTTATGAAAAGGTGTATGTGGTTCGCTCTCTAGTTGCTACTCGTGAGATTGGTTTTCTTCCTGGAGACCATGAAGATAAATCTTCTCTCTATCAAATCCCATACAAGAACATGGTGAAATACATGTTTGAGATGGCAGATGATCAAGAGTTTGAAATGCTTTACGGAGCGTTGAAAGCACAAGAGACAATTCGTTTCTGGTCTACTTCATTCCTCCGTGGTACTACCATGGATAACTGCATCATTATCGTTGACGAGATGCAGAACTTGAATTTTCACGAACTTGATAGTATAATTACAAGAGTTGGTGAAAATTGTAAGATTATATTCTGCGGTGACGCAGCACAATCTGACCTTGTGAAGACCAACGAACGAAATGGAATCCTGAACTTTAAGCAGATTATTATGGCAATGACTGAAGACTTCGCAACCGTGGAGTATGATGTCAACGATATTGTAAGATCTGGATTCGTTCGTAATTACATCATGACAAAAATCGCACTTGGTATTTAATGTTCATCCATCTAGATAATTTACAAGGTGAAACTGATCTGAAGGCAACCATGATCGATGGGACTCGTTTTTACGAAGTCCCATCTGGAAAAATGTATCCTTCCATCACCTCTGTCACGAGTTTCTATAATCGTGAAGTATTCGTTGAATGGCGAAAGAAAGTTGGTGATGAGAAGGCAAACAAAATTACTAGAGAATCTACATTTAGGGGAACCAAGTTTCACGATGCGGTAGAACAATATGTCAAGAATGTTCCTATCAAGGACATTCCCATGCTCCCCTCAACTAAATTTTTGCTCCTTTCGGCAAAGGAAAATCTTGATCGTATAAATAACATACATGCTTTAGAGAAGTCACTGTATAGTGACTATCTTGGTCTTGC